TTACTTACCGTCTCTACGGAACATGGCCGTGAGATCGCTGATGGTGTTGCTGGCCTTGTTGACGAAATAGGGAGCGGCCACCAAGCCAGTGAGCAGCTTGCCCACATTTGGAATCCCGTCCGACAACCAAACCGTCAATAGAGGAACGTCGTTGATCTTGACGAGGCGATATACGATGATGCCCACCACGACAATGGCTAGTATTGCGAAGAGGGCTGATAGAATGCGTGCGGATGATACAGTACCGCCCTCACCGGGCTCGCTCAGTGCAGATTTGATAAATGCTTTCATGTGGTGCTCCTAGATGGTGATACTGGTTGACTTTAGTGTGCTGTTAGCGTTGGATACGGTTATCGAAGCTTGAACCCAATTGCTGTACGCACCTGAAGTATTGGCCGACCGAATCTGGACGGTATAGTTAATCCCGTCATTCACGCCGTTGATTGTTGCCTCGATTGTGTCGCCCGAGAATTGCGCAAACGCACTGAAGTTAGCAGCACTCGTTTGCTTGAACTGCATCTCTATATGACCTCCGCGAGTTACCCAGGCGTCGTTGGGCTGAGTCCATGTGACCTGGATCGTGGAGCGTTTGATCCCATCGGCTCCGACTATCATCGTCGAGGAGTCTGATTCTAGCACCATTCCCGAGGGAGGTGCGGCCAATTGCATGTTTGGCAAAGTCGGCGGAGGATTGTCATTGATGGCTAATTCCTCAGACGACGACCAGGCATAAACAGAAGGGTCTGTCTCCTGGACATCTAACTCGACGTACAAAGCAACTGGCTTGTTATCCGCGATTTTAAAATTGAACCGAAGTTGCGAGACTTCCAAGATCTTGTTCGTGAAACCCTCAGACGCCCATCGCGGGTGGGTGAGTAAGATCACATCAAGCGGTAATGCTCGGTAGGCGGAAAGGTTGCAAGTGATCGTGCCGGACCCTTGCTGTCTATTTTTCAGCAGTAAGATCTTCATCAATCTTTGAGCACACGCAACAGAAATCGTGAAGGGAAAGCGGGTATCCAACCAAAGACGGGTACTCAGATCATCGATGTAATTTTGATCACTCGGGTAGCCGTGCTGAATGTCTTGCCCATATGGTGGAACGTCCGTCATTTGCCAGGCACCGTCGAAAATGCCATTTATCTTTTGGCCGTACGATAAGCCGGGTCCAGCACTCACGTAAGGAAAGGTTGGGCACACGAACGAGCCCTTTACCGCGTTGAACTTGTCCCGGCCCTTGCGTTTAGGTGCCCATTTAATTGGAGCGATCATGTCTGCATCGGCGAAGGAAAGTGAAGTCGCTATGTAAGACGCTGGGTAGATACCCCAACGGCCATCAATGCAGATACGTCGCCCGCACGCTGCCGTGTCCATTTGTGTAAGAATGTCGCCCGGGGCCTGATCGGAGGAGATGGTGCCGTTCACCGTATATCGAGGTTCGCTTTGGCCATTCGCCAGGAAAATAATCTCGTCGCAGATATTGGCGGCTGCGATAAGTTGCGGCTCGTCGATCTCCGTGGCGTAATCGCATTGGAGGCCGTACACCTTGTTTGTGAGAACGTCGGCTGTGCATAACGCCCAGTTTTCGCTATATCCAGTGGTGCCGGTACGCGGATCATAGATATCGTTTTTGCCGACGACGTCCACACGTATGCCGGGCATGCCGTTCGGAAACGTTTTCAAATCATATTTGAATCTGATGTAAGAGCAGGTATGCCCCGCTAGATTTGCCGTGCCGGGCCAATTAGGATCAAACGCGGTGAGATCCGCGAAGCTTGTTTGTGCCGCCCCGTTATCACCTAGTCTGGAATCCCAAAACACATCGCCGTTAAAGTTATACTCTACGCCCGAGTCATCGAAGTGGTTAGCGCTGTCACACGTGCCAGCTATTGCGCCGCCAGGGAAGAAGACCTTCTTGCCGTCCAGATACAACGCCGGTAACCCCTTGCAAGGGTTCGAGGCATGCACGACCACAATATTTAGAAACTTGTCGCTGTCTCCTGTGAGGGAGATGTAGACCATGATCCCGCCCACTCGTGACCGACCATACACATACGTTTGGGGTGCTGCCGCTTGGCGGATGGCGACGGATGTTCCGAGGTTGTGGTGTAGAGCATCGGCGATCCCCGCCATCGTGAGTGATGCCCCGATACCGATAGCGCTAGTGATCGCTGCGGTCGCGAGTGAAAGCTCAATGCCAGTCAACGGCGTGGCGAGACCAGCGGTCAATACGTCGAGAGCGATACCGCCCGCGATTAACGCCGCGCCTTCTGCAATTTTTGCCATTAACCAACCCTCCAGGCTTTGACAGCTTTTAGTACCGAAATTCTCTTGAGCCCTTCATCGCTGACGCACACGGCATCTTTTCCACAGTGGCCGACAATCCCAAACACGACGTCGAATGCCGGATTGGTGCTCTCTTGGGTAAAGCAAACTAGATCGCCCCGCTGGGCCATTTTGTGCGGTATTTCTTTCAGCCCTTGCTGGCCTGCCAGTGTAGACACCATCCCACTTAACGTAGTGGCACCGGTCGACGTGACTGCGGCCAAAGCTCCGAATGCATCCTTATATGTGCCGCGTAGAGAAGCAGCCGGATCTATACCTGTCATGGCCTCGATCACCGAACAGGAAAAAAGGATGCAGTCGTTCGCACCCCACGCAAATGCAATCGACGAGCGGTCACGGATTGCTGCATCGAGCAGCTCTGGCCAATCTTCTTTACGTTTCATCATTTGCTGCCCCACGAGCCGTTCCAGTCCTGTAAACTCTGGACAAATTTAAAGCCGTCATCGGTTGGGTACAGTAGGCGTTGATCCTGATCGGTCAAACGATGAAACGGTGCCCGCTGTAGGTCAGCCAACCTGTTTTCGATGCTTATAATCACGGTGTCTGACTCCGTGCCCTCGGCGATCACGACGTCATCCATGCGACCGGAGAAACAGCCCACGGAGTCGATCGGTACTCCTTGATCGCTCAGAAAAACGAGCCACAAGGAAGCCGGTAGCCCCTGTTGAACCTCAGTCATCACTTCCGTTACAAGACCCGGGCGAATGTTAGATAGAGAAACTGTGATTCCCTGCGCTGTGGTGGTAGAGTCTTCCGCAATCGTGGAGATTGTGCCAAGCTCACCAACCCCTGACCACGTGTGACCATTCCAGTCAATTTGTCCATAGCCGCTCCACAAATATTCCGTGGACGATACGAATCCAAACTGGCCAAATACGGCGAGAGCAAGCTTGCTGCCAGCGAATAGCGCAGCAGCTGCCGGACTCATAACTCGCGGCATTACAGGCACTCCGTGATGTCTATGTCGATGCTGTACGTTCTGTTGTTAGATAGCGAGTAGTTGCGGGCGTTAGCTGCTAGGCGAAACAACCCTTGCGCCTTGTGCAGAATGATTTTCGTGCCGTCCGGCGGGGACTCGCGGAGTCTGGGCCAACAATTGATCGTTGCGTTGCCAGCCCCGTCCGAGTTGACATCTTCTAACGTCATGTAGAGCCGATTTACGATCTGAAAATAATCGCCTGCGACTAACTGCTTAAATTGGCTGGGCTTCCATCCACGAGTGTTTAAAATCGTGCCTCGTGATGGATTGACACCCGAGGTGACGGGCACACCACTTGCATGCCCGGTAGGTGTGTCGCCTTGCGAGTCCCCGACCAGAAAGCACGCCGACATCCCCCGGCATTCGGCGAGGAATGCAATCCACTTTTGTGCATCCGCCCGAACCATGGGCGGGAGTGATAGCTTCCCCGACCACCAATCTATTTGCCAGTCAAGCGTTTGGGCCGCCTGAGAGAATGCTCCAGGCGTCGCCACAACTTTGTCGTTCATCGACAGTTCAATTTGTGTGAAGTTGGACGACGGGAGAGCTACGATATTGAGCCCGTTGAAGGTGCCCGCTATCATTACTTCGCCACCCAAGCCGAGGACTGGCAAACAGAGAGAGTACCCGCTGATTTGTCGGTGTAGAGTGAACCGGTCACACATGCCCCGCTTGGCGCTCCCACCCCATCGGTCCACTCAATGCCGGTGCCTACGCCTAGCGAGTACCCGTTCGCCTCAAAAACTCCAGCGTTGGTCAGGTCCGCGATTTTGTTTGGTGCGGTTAATGGCGTCGCGAAAGTCTTGTCGTACCACTCATAATTGAATGGATCGCCAACTAGGCCCCAGGAGATTGGATGAGCAATGTTTGTACCAGTCACCGCGCCTACACCCGCGCTCCAGTTGGTATCTGCAAATCCCAGCGTCTCGTTGATGCCGGTCGTGCCTGAGAAGTATGCGGAGTACCATCCCGCACGTTGCGACGATGTATTGCCACCAACATCCATCGCGCCGGTCGCCGTTAGCTGGACTCCAGCCGTACCGCGTACAAGTAACCCGCCGTTGATTTGCGCGGTGTAGCCACCTACGATGCTCGTGAAGTTCGGGAAGCCCACCCATAGCCCGCCAGTCTGGAAAGTGTTACCGCCTGAGTCAGCGGACCAGCGCTCATGGCATCCACTTAATGCCGTGCCAAAGGGAAGCGAGCAAATAATAGCCTTGTTTCCAGCCGACTCGAACATACTCATGAATGGCGAGTTAATGCCGGAGCCGGAGAGCAGGCCGAAGTTGCTATAGCCCTGGTGGTCACCGAAGATGATGCTCGGGGTAGTTGCGGTCCCAGTAGGCTGCATTGCATACGATCCGGTATCCGCCGTGTTACCCTCAACCCCAGCAGTGACTCTCATGCGTGGAGCGTTGTCGGGAGTGCCCGTGAAGTGCATGGTCGCCAGTGTCACATCGACGGAGCCGGTACCCACGAACCGCGTGCCATCGACACTGTAAGATGTGTGTGATCCGTTGTACTCGCCCGTAACTTGCGACCAGTTCTGGTCACCGTTGCCATCCGAGTGAATACAGATTGACGGGGTACTGAACGATGCGCCGTCGCCAAGGTTACAGGTCAAAATCAGAGTTGTGTGATAGAGAAATGATGGAGCTGATACATTGAAACCAATCTGCCCCGAGTTGGCGTTAGCCTGAACGTTTAAGAACCGGTTATATCCGAACGATACGCTTGATCCTCCGCCGATAACTTCGAAATTCCAGCCTTTCGTGTTGTTCGTAGCTGCTGTTACGCCACCGCTCTGAACGTTGAGAAACACGTTCCGCTCGGTCCAAGTACCGCCAGTGGTGGGTGAGTAATCCAGCCTATTTTGTAGGTCTATTCCGATTCCACCAGATGCAGTATAGCCATAGACCAAAATGTTCTCGAAGGTTCCTCCCACGACTGAGCCGGTCAGAAGGCCAATCGTTCCCGCGCTCGTTCCGACAATTGTGAAGTCACCGTATCGGCCCGCGCCGGTGGATACAAACGGATTCATCTGGATAGTTACGCCGGGGCCACCGTTGACGGCACTGATTATCGTTCCCATGCGGCTATTACCGATGAAGTTGCAGCCAGGCTTAGAGACAATCACGCCAGAGGTTGAGGCTATCTTGTACGTACCAATCGGCAGATAGACTGTACCTCCGCCAGCCGTTTGGCAAGCATTTATTGCAGCCTGAATAGCGGCTGTTGCATCCGCTGCTCCCGTCTTGTCTGCGCCGTAGGTTGATTCGGTAACGTCGATCATTGGACCGTTGCCGGTGAGTAGGAAACCGGGCACATCAAACGATCCATTCGTGCCCGTTGCGGTGACGGTCCCTGGAACGCCCATCGGCCCCTGTGGCCCAGTTGGTCCTGGAGGCCCATTTTGGATCAACGCGAGCGGTGAGTTCCCAGGCTCGAACGCATCCAAATCAAACTGGCTGTTGTTCGTAATTCCCAAACAAGGAGCCGGAAGCGGCAGGATGGAGCAACTTATCTGCGATGGCCCCAAAGTGGATATCGTCTCACCGGACGTGTTGTCTATGATCGTAATGATGTAAGCGACGTTAACCGGATAAGTGAGGCTTGAGTTGGCGATAGGTACCTGCGTCATAAAGCCAGAGGTCACCGGTGTGCATACCTTTTCGGTATGGATAGCGCCGCCGCCACCCGCACGGAAAGGTATGGGCTGGCCATTGTCTGCCACACCTTGGAAACAGACCTGGCCACTAGCCAGTCGCGAGCCGGAGGCGTCGATAATTGTGTTGGATACTACGATCTGATAATCAGGAGCCTGGCAGAACGCCGCCGATGCTGAGAGGGCCAATAAGAGTAAGAGCTTTTTCATTAAGATGATCCTTTTGGCCGCCTGCGGCTGAGTTCTTGCGAAACCTGAATGCTGGATTTGATTGCGCTTCCATGTACTGCGGTGAGCGCCGTATTCATGTTGGCGTTGATGGTGGATGCGTCACTGTTGCGGGCATCGACGTAGTAAGAAGCACCGCTACCGCCGCCCGAGTTGATGAGCATCCGCTGGCTTTGAGCATTGCTTGTGATATTTCCGGAAATACCTGACAAAATCTCAGGTCCTTGCTCGCCAACGAGATAGGAGTTGGTCGGAGTCATGGAGCCACCGAGAGCATGCGGGACAAATAGCTTGGATAGGAATCCACCTATTGAGGAAAGGAAGCCGCCACCGCTTCCACCTGACAGTTTGGAAAGGTCGCTAGAGCCGAAATCACCAAGATTGTCTAAGTCGTCTTGGTCCAAATTGGCTGTTCCACCCAATTGAGGGGTGCCTGGTCCACCGAAGAGGCCGCCGAATATTCCGCCGCCTTTACCTCCGGACGTGCCGAGGATTCCGCCGTTGCCATTTCCACCACCGGCGAGGATTACGTGTAGTGGATTACCAGCGGAGCCGTCCGGCTTTCCACTTCCACTTAAGCCGGGGAGATTGATACCCAGAGACTTGCCGAGAGCCCCTGCGCCTTTTTGCATGACGCTCGTGATGGTCTGTTTAGCGACTTGCTCACCGAGACCCCTGAACATTTGTTCGAAATCGGTCTTACCGCCGACGACCAGCTTGGCCATCTGGTCAGCAATGTCGGAGAATGCTTTGCTCAGCGCATCATGCATGATCGAGGCCGCTGTTTGAGCCTGTTTCTGCATGTCGAGGAAGAAGGCTTTGACTCCATCGCTCGCAGAGTTCGTGCTCTGAAGAAGACGCGAGTACAGGTCTAACCGTTCGGCCTCTACAGCCTCGATCGACATCTGAGTAGCTAGTGTGTTATCACCGTCCGTTTGTATTTTCTTGAGATAAGCTGCCATCTCAGCTAACGAGTCAAGCTGATCCGCGTATGCATTACCCGCACGTGTCGCGGACGCTGCAATCTCTTGCTGATGTGCAGCGGCAGCGGCCTGGGTGGCCAACTGAATCTGTGCAGCATGATCGGAGTCAGTTCCAGAAGAGTGGTTGATGCCCGCGATCTGATTAGCCAGTTGGACTGCTCTTATCGCGGCTGCACCGCCCACCTGGGCTGCGGTAAGACGATTAGTTGCGTCAATCTCCAATTGAAGGTTGGTGAGGATCGACGCTCGGTGACTGGCATTTTGCGCAGACGCGTATTCAGCGGTGAGAGCGATCAGTTTCTCAGTGCTTGCAGCATCGTTAGTCTTAGCGATCGCTGCAAGTTCATACTGAAGATTGACCAATCGAACGGCTTCTCCGCCTTCGCCTTCAGCAACTGTCAACGCCTTTTGTAAATCTATCTGTCGGCTCAGCTGGTCAGCAGCATTGTCTCCACGGTTGGTGCTGGATGCATCAACTTCAGCGCCTATATTGGAGCGCATCTTGTTGACATCGCTCGCGTGAGACTTCAGCCAGTGAGCGTCGGTGGCATGGCCACCTAGTTGGGCTTGGAGCTGATCTTCTATATTTGCTGCACGTTGAGCTTGGTATCCCTGGCCAATGGCTGAGGTCAAGCGGGTGTATGAAGCAATTTTGTTATCGATGCCGGTGGTGGATTTGTCTAGCGCTTCCTTCCATGCGCTTTCAGCCTTGGTCTGCTCGATAGACACGAACTGATTCTTGAGTTGTTCGCTCTGTGCAGCGGTTAGTACCGTGTGATGCTTCGCGAGTTCAGCGTTCAACTTCGTCAGTTCAGAGCGCCAATCGGCATACGCCTTAGACATGATCTGGGCCGATTCGGGCTGCCCGACAGTGGCAAGCTTCTGTTTCAATCCGTCCAGTTCAGCGGACAAACGTTTTGTGGCGTCGTCAAAAGGCTTGGTCAGTGATGTTGCACTCGCCGCATCTTCTAGGCCAGTCTTCTTTGCTGCTAACGCATCATTCGTGCTGCCCAGGCCAATGGAGTCAAACTGACCTTTTACATTGCGCAATGCAACCTGCGTGCTCGCCATCAAATCGGATTGATCGTTGATATGGGCCCCTGGCCGGGTTAGAACGCTATCCGCATTCGTGGAGGGCCGGGACATGGCAGAAGCACGTAGCGCCTGCTGGCCCTGGGCGGTCGTCAGGATACCGGTTAGTCTTCCGATCTCATCCTTATAGGCAGCAGCCAACTTGTCATTTAGGTCTTTGGTGGCCGCATCCGTGGATTTTCCAGCATCACGAGCCGTGCGGATCTTATCGGTGCCGGTGTCCGTGATGGAGTTGATCCGTGCGGTGAATCCGCCCTGGCCGTTCTTGCCGCTTAGCTCTTTCTGCAGGTCGCCGGTTCCGGCCATACCTAAGAACTGGGCCCAAAGTGGGACTTTGTTGTCCGTCAGGAGCTTGTTCAGGGAGACGAGATCTTTGTCCAAAGATCCCGCCAGCTTGTCAGCCGATTGGACTGCCAAGTCTAGGGCGAGCTTAAGTCCGTTCGCTGGCTTGCCCTCCAGCTTTGCGATCTCCATTGCCAGGCGATCGTTGGCAACTTGCATCGAATCGTTAGATTGCTGGACATCACCGTTCAGTGAGCGGAATGCAGATGCGATACGTTGCGGACCTTCCGATAACGTCGATAAAGCTTTGTAGGCAGCAATTGCCTTTTCGCCCATCTTCTCCAAGATGTCGCCCACTGCTAGGAGGCCGAACACCGGAAATGCAGCCTGGGCTAAACTGGCGATGCCGGAGAAAGAAGCGAGGAAACGTTCAGCTGCTCGGACGTTCATCGATCCATCGAGTCCGCGTAACGCCCCGCCCAAAGCAGTCACATTTGTGATAGCCCCATGGGTGTTGATCGAGTCGAGACTAGCCTGGACCTTCTTAGCCGCTTTGTCAGCGACGTAGGAAGTTTTATCCATTCCCTTTTCAAAACTCGTAGTATTGGCGTCAACCCCAATCGTCAACGCTCCCATACTTACTGACATATTGGTTTAGACCTCCTTTTTGGTTACGAATCTTGATGGAAGTGATCCGACCATCGATCGGATTGAATCACCTAACGACTTAGGCTGCGGCTTAGACTGGGTCTTGAACGGGTGGAGCATGTAAGACTCAGCGGAAATCGGATTCTCGGGCCTGCAGAAACCAAAGTTGGCGGTAGTGGAAGCTATGATGCCGACCAAGATTTCTTCCCGTTGCATTTGGTCTATTTGCCGCTTGCGGAGGGCATGCATCATGCGGGGAGTCATCGAGAGGAACTCGTCCTCAGTCAGATCCAGATCAAAGCGGGCGATTGCCCAAACGTCGGTCCAAGTAGGTGGAGTTACAGGTCCGCCGTCTCGTCGTTTGGGTCCTTCACCGCGTCTTCTGGTTCAGCCTCAGGCCATGCGCCGGACCATGCAGCGAGGATCGCAACTTGAATTGGTTTAATGCTCTGTGCAGTGATCAGATCACCGACCTGAGCTAATGAGTACTTTGCCCCGTCGCGCTGAAGCGCGAGATACAGAATGGCGCGAAGTAACTTCGCGGAAGGCTTGAAGAGGTTGGCATCACCCGTCAGGACGTTCAGGCCGGGAACGAGGTCCTCGACCTCGATCAGCAGGTTGTGGTCGATCACGATCTTATAGTGTTCGCCGTGCAAGTCGAGGTCGACGTGTTTGGTCAATTTCTCCGCTAACGATTTAGTTTTCATGGGTATCCTTTAAAAAAGCGGGGTCCGGTTAGACCCCTATTTAGGTTTGGTGCGTCAGGAGAGAGGAAAACTAGGCAGCGGGAACTACGGTTTCGGTGAACGTGCCGGAGACCTGGATGGTGCAGGCGAAGTCAATCTTTTTCGTCGCGTCGAACGGACCCTTGGACAGTTTGCTCACAAAGCCCTTACCGGTCAGAGTGTAGGTAGAACCGTCGCTCAGTACAGTGAGGATCTCCCAAGGGAAAATAGTGCGGGCTTGACCCAGAGTCGTCAGCGTCGCTTGTGTCGCAGAGCTAGTGAAATTTCCAGAAAGCTCCACAGTTCCCGGCTTCAAAAGTCCGGGGATCGATTCGTTGGTCGCATTAGGGCTCAGAAGGTGAGTAACGTCAACTTCCGGAACCGTAAAACCGGCGAAAGAGACGGTGGCGAGTTCGGCAACCGGCGTGTAAACCGGGGTCGTGATGTTGGTACCGGTGGAGAATGTGGCTCCGTAGCCGAGGCTTGCTTGAGATGCTGACATGTGTTGTTACTTCCTTTGTTTAGAGTGGGAACGAGAAAATCTTGTAGTCGAGCATCCGGCGATAACTGCGGCCTTCATTGTCGAAAACATCGAGCATGTTGTCTCGAAAGCATCCCTGGACCCGCGTACCATCCGGCAGAGTTCCCGCGTAGCCGCTCAACACTTTGTCGATCGCGGAAGCAAGCTCTACGGCATCAGCTGGAGCATTCCCGTACACGTCAATCTGAATACGCCTCATGCCTAGAGCGTCGGGACCAGATAACAGATAGTCGACGGGATCGCTGATAGTTGCTTGCGTCCAGGTTGGGAGTGCGGAGTTCGGCGGTACTTGGGCGAGGTATCCACCCGTTTTACATAGGCTCAATACCGTGGCGTCCGCTTGCACCAGAAGAACCAATCCGCTTTCGAGGGACATAATTATGGTTCACCTAGCTCTGGTAGATTTTCATTCAGCGATTCGGCGAAGGCTTCGAGAGCAGCCCCGGACGCGGTATCAAACGCAACACGCATGAACGGTTTCGGCACCGGATTATTAACGCTGCCGACCTCAACAAAAAGCCCATAAACACCCGGACTTTGCTTTCCATCCTCTGCGTCATACGCTGGTCCAACCTGCGCATATGCTGCGCTGCGGGATGGCCTGACCGTAATCTTTGCCCCGATGCTGTCTCGTAACTCGCCAGGAACTCGCTGCGGAGTGTTATCTACCGCGACCGGAGCGGCAGCTTTAGCCGCGTCAATCAAAGGTTGAGCGGCTGCGGTCATTGCCTTTCGAATAAGACTTCGAGCCATCTTCGGACCGACTTGAGCTAAACGTTCCTTAAGTCCTTCGAGGCCGGTGACCGTGCATTCGAATTCGGCCATTATTGATTTGTCCCCAACGCCAAGCACGTCAAACTCAACACTCGACCGCGTTCCTGAACGTTTTCGACGGAAATGATTGAGTACGTCCCGTTCTGGGCCTCTACTCGCATCGTTGAGTCGATTCCGGATCGGTAACGAAGCTTGATCATCAAATAATGTTGAGAAACCGTTTGCCCTGCTTTGATGAGATCTGAACTTTTAATACTGTTGATGCTGGCCCGCGACGTCATAAGCGGTACCCACGCAACGGATTGACCTGATACGTCTACCACGGGCTGCTGGTGCAGTATCGTGATCGAGTGACGGAGATCTCCGGGGTTAATCGCATTGACGTTCGGCATTTATTGTGTGCTGTAATCCCAAGGTCCGACGCGATGGGCGGCCATCAAGCGTTCGGCTGCCAACGGGATAGTGGTTGCTGATCCTGCGCCTAGATAGAAGTCGCTTGGATTCTCATATAACGCGGTGCACATCAGTTTAATTGCGACTTTCAGCACTTCTGGGATGCACGTTTCATAGCCAGCCGTGAAAGTGATCGTGATTGCGTTCGGGACCATCAACGCGGTCGGCCAATAAGCGTTGTATACGGGCAGAATTCGTGCGGGCTCAGAATCAGCATCGACGGTATATGTCGATTCGTCCATCGTGTGACTAACGCCATCCATGCCGACGTAACTGATCGAGTCCAAGGAAATCAGTGGGGCCCGGGGCAAGTAGATGGCTTGCGAATCGGTCCACCAGTTGGCCATTCCCCAGAAACTGGTTTGAGCCGGTGCATGTCGCGTGCCGAGCGATGGGAAATAGTCCAAGTTGAAGCGATACTGCTGCGATACAAGAGCGCGGCCAAGATAGTCTTCCGCTCGGTCCGTGCAAGCGTAGATCAGACCGGTGATAAGCCCATCGTCATCGTTGAAAGAGGAGTCAACACGCAGCCACGCTTTGACTTCGGCCAAGGTGACGGGCGTGGAATCGGGCTCGACAATCCGTTTCAGCGAGAGTAGGGACATGAGTTATTTGCTGCGTTGCGGCAATGCGGTGGCGAATTCGGGTTTAGCTGCGGGTGTTAAGACAGGCTTGGCAAGCTTTCCATCGATGAGTTGCTTCGCTTCCTTTTCGGCCATCTCAACGACTTCACCGACGCGGAAACCTGCGATGTTAGGGAGCGCGAAAGGGACAGTGACTTCGATTTTCATTGAGTCTCCGGGATGTGGTTTGTGAGACGTAACCGGGCTTACAAAGGCATCCGGTTACGTCTCATCTGTTGGGGTAGTTACTAAGCGTGTTGCGTCAAGAACTTGATCGGATGAGTACCCGCGTCAAGCAATTTTGCGGAGGCTCTGAAGAAGCCCACGTACGCTAGCTGGTGACTCGGCGCATACCGTTCTTGGAGACGTAATACTTCCAGGCCACCTACTTGGCGCAGTACATACTTGGACCAATCGCCCAAGAAAATGCTCTTGGTCCCAGCAGCGACGTTGGCTAAGTCCTGGTTAAGCACGAACGGACGACCCAAAATCTTGTCAGGCACACCGCTCGAAAGTGAGGGCATGAATAATGGCCTTCCAAGCGAATCAACCAAGGCCATCAGTTGCTGCAAGGTGTTGTTATTAAAGCTCCAAGTCGAGTTGCCAATGTACGCCGGGTCGATACTACCGTAGAGCGTGGTTAGGTCGACATATGACAGGGCGGTAGGAGCAGCGGACGTTCCACCACTGGTCGCAGCGCTCACAAAGCTGCCGACATTGCCACTCGTAGAACCTGTCGTAATGGCCCGATTAAGTCCTCGGCCCATACGCACCGCGAAATTGTCGTTCAGGAAGCTACCCATGTCGAAGGCAGAATCGGTGATCAGCGAACGGGAAACCTTGACGAGGCCGGTGCTGAATGTGGACACGTTAAACGTCACTTGGCTCAGAGCCACGTCATCCTCGGTAACGTCTGTTCCGTCCGTAATTTCGGTCGCGAAATTTGTGACGTCTGAAGAAAGTGGCCACTGGATGGGCTGACCCGAATCCGTTTTCCAGGTGCGAACGGTCGTCAATTGCTGGCCGTAAGCCAACATCGCGGTTTCGATCTCTTTTTGGTAGCCGACCGGAACGAGGAAGCCAGAGGTGTCGCCGCCGGTGATGCCGCCGTTCATGTCTCGGAAATTCACAACTTGGCCACGAGTGCGGTCATAGCTGCGAAGGTTGCTGGTCTGTTCGGAGGTCAAACGACCGGTCTGGAAGTAAGAGCGAAACGCTTCACTTTCAGCAGCAGAGCGGGACTCGGGAGAATCAATGTTGCCAGGCAGCGGAGCATTGCTCGGACGTACCGAACGCGTTTCAGCGTCCATCGAATCCGCACGTTCAACAGCTTCATACTCGGACTTGATAACATCGGCATCGTCCAGCATCCGGTTAGCGTTTGCAACATCTTCGGCAGTGCGCTTATCGTTGCGCAGGATAACCTGGGCATCGGTGATCAATTTAGCGCGTTTTTCGCGCAACTCACGGTTAGTCATAATAATGTCCTTTGGAGGAGAAATATATGGAGCTAACTCGCGTGAGCTGCGTCCGATTGGTGTGTTGTACGCTTGTCGAGTTAACGACTAGCCGAAGGCTGCGAAACAAGTCTCACTTATGTAATAGTGATCGGAGTGACTCAAATATGGGGTTGAGTTGAGGTAACTTACAAACTTTTTGCGATGCGGGCTCTGAGGATGGAAGTTTCTACGCTTTTGCGGATGGATCGCATGGAACAATCGCATTCAAGGGAGTCACAATCGGGGTCGGAACAATCTTCGCAGTTATCAGCAGTGCATTCGGGGCAGTCGCAGGCACAAGAATTGTCCCGTGTAGCTTTGGTTTGCTTCCGCGTAACCGCTTCGACTTGATCTGGAGTTAGACCACGAGCGTCGATGGTGATCTTGGCACCCTCAACCGGGGGTCGGGTCTCTTCGTCGTCAGACTCGGGGAATCGGTCCGGGAAAACATGGCTGCGGATTTCAACGGGGATGCCGTCCGGGAACAATGAACGATCTAACTTGGCAGTCGTGGCTAAGTAAGCTGGGGCTGGTACGATGGAGCACTCAAACACGTCTGCTTTAAGCACCGTTCGAATGAGCACACCGTCCGAAGATTGAGACCAATCGTCCTCCAAACAGTAAAAGCCAAACGAACAACTCCGAATATCGGTCCTTTCAATGCTCACCGCGAGATCGTTACCAAGAGAGTTGTTGGGTAGGCTGGCTTCAAATGAAACGCCGGAGGCAGACTCAGTGAGGGTCAAGGTCTTAGCTGACGTGCGGGCGAGCACTTTGCCGGAATCGTGATTGAAGAAAAGGAAGATATCGTTCTGAGCTAACGACTCACTGCAGGCGCCTGGAGCGATCATCTCCCGGAATCCGCCTAAGTCCTCTGAGAGACTGTTGTAGACGATGCACGTTCCGCTGGCGACGTGACCGGA